TGAAGCTGAATTGCATGGAGCAAAAGGGCAACTGTTGAACAATGACCCAATCACTGTTCTTGTTACTCTTTTACTTTCAGTTTTCTTTGGTGGGATGCCGGGTAAGGGTCGAGTCGCGACGTGTTTAAATGTACTGCCCTCCTTGCGTGGTAGAGTCGATGGTGTTAACACCATTGTCGAAGCCTTACAAGGAGTTGTGAAGTATGTGAGAGGAGTTTCAGATCCAGCATTGAACTTAGATGAAGAAATCGATAAGATAGAGGCTCGCGTCAAACATTATCTCTCTCCTCAAGGAGACCATGAGATCAACTTTGAAGCTAAAGCCTTTAACGAACTCGCTGAATTACAATCTAAGTGCATGGAAATGACGAAATTCCTTTCATATCATTCACCTGAGCGTATACGTTTATCACCCATTGCATTCAACTGCAATATGCTCTATCGACGCGCACTGATGACGCCTAGTGCTGGTCATGGATATCGTAAACGCCCAGTGGTGGTTCATTTGTGGGGTTCGCCTGGTATTGGAAAGACACATCTCATCAATATTCTTGTTGCTGAAGTCATTGGACACATCTTGCGCTTAGATGGTTTCGATGATGAACGCATTAAACAAGAAGTTTTAAACTTTGAGAAATATATCTTTTATAGTCCTCAAGGTATGAAATATGAAACTGGATTTAATACACAATATAGTAAAGTGTATGTGTGTGATGATGCAAATCAAGTAAATCCTAGTTTTGTTGGTGATGGTGCACCTTTTCCTGTCAAGCTAATTCCTATGAATAACTCTCACGACTTGACTCTTAACGTGGCTGAGGTCGAGAATAAAGCAAATGCCAAATTTAATTCTTCCCTGATTATTGCAACAGACAATAGTGCTTTGCCTGATACTAGTTATCTTGCAAGCACTGAAGCGTATATACGACGTTTAGATTTTCGATTTCAACTTGTTCTTAAAGATGAATTTTCGAAGCCTTCTCTCGTAGGTACGACTATGTTGAAAGTAATTGACACTAGTAAAATAGATGTCAATCAAATCAACACTCATATTTATAATTTCGTGTGTGAAAATACGCAGAAAGTTTATACTTATGAGCAAGCTGTTGGATTAATTATAGAAGAATTGTATAAGGTGGATGCTAGCCACAAAGGTCACATTAAATCCTTTGGATCATTTGCGTTATCTAAAGTTAATGCTATGCTCCAAGGGTCACAGGCAAGCGGGAGCTCTACAACAGTTGTAGACCCCCCCGCAGGGCCGTCTGGTTTGAGCTCTTCTAAAGTAGAAGACACCCAAACCACCACAGAAAATGCTTCAGCACCATCAGACACACCTGCCATTCTACCGCTGGTAGATGTGCCGCTTGATGCTGAAAAGACTGCGACAACCACACCGATACAAGTACCTGTCAAACACAGCAGGAATATCTTGCTGGAACTTGAAGGAGAAAGTAGAAGTGTCCAATGTGAAAATCACTCATGGTGGGATAAATTTTTGTATTTCCTAGTCTGGGCACAAGTGAGATCAGGAATCTATTCCATCCGACGCAAATTTGGTCGCAGAGTTGCGTTGCCGTCGCGTACTTTCTTGTTAGCATCAGCGGTTGGTATCATTGTTAGTGGTTATGGTATTTATAAATTATACGA